ACGCCGCGAAGGATTCGTGCGGGCGATTAACCGAACAGGCCGGAGAGCAGGGGAACGAGAATGACGCCGATGAGCGCCACGCCGCCGCCCGCCATGAGCTGCTTCATGCCCTGCGATTTTGCGCCGGGGTTGTCGTTTCCGTAGCCTTCCAGCAGGTTAATGGCTCCCCAAATGCCGAGACCGGCACCGAGGGCGATGACGAGGGTCTGGAGAACGCCGACAGCAGAGTTGAAAAATTCCATATTTGTGTTGCCGGAATCATTGGGTGTTGGTTGTGTTGAAATCTCGCAGATACAGCAGGAGCCGGAGCGAAAGCTGCAATGCAGCCCCGATTCCGGCTTCTCCTTTCAATTTTTCGTTCATGGATTCGTTCCGACCCTGCAAGCGAGGAAGCGTCTTTTCTCATCCGTATCTATATGAAAAGCCGCCGCGCGGTTGGCGGCGGACTTGTGCGCTCAGACGCGGCCCGCGTCGAACACCTCGTATACCTCATCCGCTTTCGGCACCAGCCTTGTGGAGAGGTATTTCTCGATATCAAAGGCGTTCCTTGGGTTCGCGTCCGACAGATACTTATAATTGGGGTGACGGGTGATGTCGTACTTATCCGAGAGGAAGGGGCGCACGCCCCGAAGCTGCAAGATGCACTTGCCGCCGTCCAGCACCGCCAGTTCGTCTATCGTGGCAAGGTCTTTGCCCAGCTTCTGATAGTTCAGGCTGTGGGACACCTCCCGTCCACGGCTCTCGCCGGTATTGAAGGTGTCGATGGTCTCTTTCCCCAGCGCCTGATTCAGCTCCTTCAGCGTACCGGGCTCCTTGCCGCCTAAAAAGATGGAGCTGTCGCAGTTGCCGATAATGGTGTCGGCGTTGTCCTTGTACAGAGCCTTTAGCTGGCTTTGGGCTTGCAAGACGAGACAGGCGGAGATCTCGCGGCTGCGGATGGTAGCCATGAGCTTTTCCAGATTCGGTATCTGCCCGATGTTGGCGCACTCATCGATGAGGCAGCGCACATGGATAGGGAGCCTGCCGCCGTACACGTCGTCGGCCTTTTCGCACAGCAGGTTGAATAACTGGCTGTAAATCATGGAAATGAGGAAATTGAAGGTGCTGTCGGTGTCGCTCATGATGAGAAACAGCGCCGTTTTCCGGTCGCCCAGTGTGTCCAGCTCCAGCTCGTCGTACATGGTGATCTCCCGCAGCTCCTGAATATCGAAGGGCGCAAGGCGCGCGCCGCAGGAAATATTGATCGACTTTGCTGTTTTGCCCGCCGCTAATTTGTATTTTTTATATTGCCGCACGGCGAAGTGATTCGGCTCCCGCTGCGCCAGCTCCTTGAAGGCTAGATCCACGTTGTTCTCAAAGGTCTCATCGTCCTCGCGTACCTCCATGGCGTTGATGAACTCGATGAGCGTGGCGAAGTTCTGTTCCTCCTCCGGGGCTTCGTAGTGGATATAACCGATGAGCGCCGTGTAGAGCAGCGTCTCGGCCTTCTGCCAGAAGTCGTCCCCGGATTTCCCGTCCCCCTTGGTGTTGGCGATGAGGGTCGTGACCAGCTTCAAAATATCCTTCTCGCTGTGGATATACGCAAAGGGGTTGTAATGGTGGGACTTCTTGAAGTTGATGGAATTGAATATCTTCACCTTGTAGCCATTACGGAGCATGAGCTTTCCGCACTCCACGGCGATGCTGCCCTTCGGGTCGGTGACAACGTATGAACTGTGTAATTGCATGAGATTTGGCTTAATGAAAAACCTCGTCTTGCCGCTGCCTGAACCGCCCACCACCAGCACATTTTTGTTCCGCGCCGTCTTGGGGTCTTTGGGACGGTTGGACATCATGAGCCGCTCGGTTTGGGTGAGAATGACGTTGTTCTCAAACTTCGGATCGACGTAAGGGGCGATATCCTCGGGCTTGCCCCAACGGGCAGAGCCGTATTCCAGATTCTTGCGGAATTTCTTAGCGTTTTTGCCCTTGACGTACACGATAAGACGGATGAGCAGAGCGGCTGCAACGCCCACGCACAGGTCGATGGGGTGAAAGCTGGGCAGCGCCGATTGGAACGCGGCGGCAAAGCCCTCCATGAGGTGCAGCGCCTTTCCTGAGAAATCCGTGCCGGGCGCAAGCCGCGCCGCCTGCCCTAACTTGGTGGCGTAGAGGGCGATAAAGACATACGGGATATTGGGCAGCACCAGCTTTTTGATATGCAGCGGCTTTTTCATAGCTCCAGCCCCTTGTCCTTGTTGCGCACCCTGGTCACGTCCCTTGCGATCTCCGGCGCACGGAGCGCTCTGAGCATCTGGATGACGGACGGCTTCTCCTTTGCTTTTGCCTTCTTCCCGGTGTACTCGGTAAAGGCGGCGGTGAGCGCATCCGCATCCCGCGCCTTGAAAAAGACGAGATATCTGGGAATCTCGCCGGTTTTGTCCTTCTTGATGGCGTAGTCCACGCCGTACTTGCGCGCCACACGGTCAAAGCCCTTGATGTTCCGCTCCGTGACCTCGATGTTGGACACGCCCTGGTTCTGACCGACAAGCTGCTTCACCGTCTGCTTGCCGGTGGGCTTTTCAGGCGCACCGCGCGCCTTTGCCAGCTTCTTCTCCTTGCGGCTGGCGAGGTATTTGAGGATGACAGCCTTTAACAGCCGTGCCGTGAGCTTGGTTGCGCTGATGACCAGCGTGACCGCTCTGTTTTCCACTTCCTCCTGCATGGGTCATTCCTCCTTTCCTGCATACTCCTCAAAGCGCCGTCATCGCTCTGTCACCGGAGCGGTCTTGCCCTTGCCCGCAGCTTTGGCGGGCTCGGTAGGGATCGCCATGATCTTGCTGCCCATCTTCAAAAAGGCTTCCGGCTGACGGAACTTTTCCTCGTATTTCTGTTGCAGCTCCTTCGGCAGAGATGCAAAGTTCTCATCCCCCAGACCGCAGATGAAGAATTTGCCGGCCACAATATCGTAGATATCGCCGTCCGCGTCCCGCAGGGCGCGGTTCAGGGGCTTGCCCTCCAGCTTGGCTTCCTCCCCGCAGATCAGCGCCACGGGGTCGTCATATGGGTAGACCGCCTGAATATAGCCGTCCACCGCCTTCTGCAAGGAGGCGAGGTCGGAGCCGATGCGCTCCACGCGCGGGTACTGGCCCGGCTCCACCATGAGCACCTCGATGGTGTCGTCCTGCGCTCTTTCGGCGGATATTTCCCTGCCGTCATTGCTCTCAAACTCCACCTCCACAAAATTGTCCGCATCCAGAATATGATCCCCGGCGTGCCACTGGTCGCTTACCATCTGTTGGGCTTCCTCCTTGGAAGAAGCCTCCACGGACACGGTGAGCTTCAGCGTTTCGGTGATGGTCACGTCAAATTCCTTCATGCGCGCCGCCTCCCTCGCCAATTTCAGCCGGAAGAAAGGGAAAGAGCAGCTCCGCCACTGCCTTGACCACAGCTTCCGCTTCCGCAATGGACAGCTCGATTTCTTCGCTGTCATCCTCCGTATCGGGTGCATCTTCATATGGGACTTCTGGGCTTTCCTCAAGGTCGTCGGCATATACGCCGCGTTCGTCGCAGCAGTCGCAATGGATGTGTACGTCGCCGTAGATATTGATGGTTACGTTCATGGATAAACCTGCCTTTCTCAGCGCTCGTTCCGGCGCTGCTGTTTTTTCTGCCACTGCTCCAGCAGCTTGATGATGGTCTGCTGCATTTGCAGGGGCGTGTAGCTTTGGGGGAAGTATTTGCGGAGGGTATCGCTGCTCAGCGTGATACGCTCCTGTTCTTCCTTCTTTTCCTCGGACATGATGGAGCGCATGGCCTCCTTCGTGCATTTTCCCTCCCGGCTGAGCTTCTTGAGCCGCTGCGCCTGGGAAAGGGAGGGGGTGTTCTGGGAATAGTCCATTGCGTCCAGAAACTGCTTCTGTTCGTCATGGGTGAGGTATGACAGCTCCACGGCGGGGCTGAACGCGATCTCCTTGCTGTCCACCTTTTCCTGAATCTCAGGGACAAGCTCATTGAGACGGACAAACCGTTGTACTTGATTTCTACTGGAACCTGTTTGCTGGGCGATAATTTCATCGGTTCTCAACTTCGTCCCAACTTGGGACGAAGTGAGGTCTCGCCGTTTTCCCTGATGCTTCAGCGCTTCCAGCTTCATTTTGTACGCCTGCGCCCGCTCCATGGGGCTGATGGTTTCCCGCTGCAAGTTGCTGTCCACCATGAGGATCACCGCCTCGTCGTCGTCAAGATTGCGGACGATGGCCGGTATGGTTTTCAGCCCCGCAAGGTCTGCGGCATGGAGCCGCCGGTGTCCGGCTACCATCTCGTATCCGCCCTCTGGTGCGGGGCGGATGATGGCGGGGTTGAGGACGCCCACCTGCATGATGCTGTCGATGGTCTGCTGCATGAGCTCATCATCCGCCACCTTGAAGGGGTGGTTCTTGAAGGGACGAATCTCCGACAGCGGTATCTGCTGTACCTGTTCGTTGGGTTTCTGTTTCGGCACGGTCGCATCACCTCCTGAAAATGCCAAAGCCGCAGGCGATGACCTGCGGCTCAGATGAAGCCCTCCGACATATCGTGACTGACAAGGCTTCGGTAGTAGTTCCCGATGGTCAGAGGGGCGTTATACAGCGTGGCTAAAAGATACTGGCGCATATTGCGGATGCGGGTGGTGTTTTCCTTCAGCCCGCCCACCACAAAGCGGATGTGCTCGCTGTTCAGCTTCAAAAACTGGCTCCTGACCACCTCGGCGGGCTTATCGTCGCCGGAAATGCGGACGGAGCTTTTCGTCGTACAGACCACATCCACCAGCAGCTCCAGGATTTCTTCCAGCGTGTCCTGCTCGTATGGATAGTCTGTCAGGAGTGCGTCGTAGGCGATGTTCTCCGCGATAAGCTCTCTGTACCGCTCTCTTAAAACCGCTTCGTTTCCTTTCGCTTCCCGCCCGTGATTCCTCCTGAACGAAGTGAAGGGAAAGGAATCAGTATCACTAAAATCAGTATCATTATTCTCAGTATTATTAGATCGTGATTTTAACGGTTCTTGATCCGTGATTTTCACTGCTCCTGAATCGTGATTTTCACGGTTCTGGAATCGTGATTCCGGGGAGGGGGTGCTACTGCCCGATGTGTTATCCACATGGTTATCCACAAAGTTCTTGACGTAGATGAGGTTGGGCTTGCCCAGCCCCTGCCGCTTGCGCTCGATGAGGCGGCATTTGCTCTCCAGCTCATGCAGCAGCTTTCCGGCCTTCTGGTCGGCGCAGCCCAGGGCGGTCATGACCTCCTCGATGGTGAAGATGATATACACACGTCCTTCTTTATCCAGCCAGCCGTTCTTGCAGCTCAGGCTCATGCGGTCAAGGAGCAGGCCGTAGAGCACCTTGGCTTCTGCGGAAACGCTTCTGAACCGTTCCTCCGTGAACAGCACCTTGGGGATGCGGTAGAAGGAGAACTGTTCCGCTTCCGCGCCGTAGAAATAGTCATACATGGCTTCTGTCACGCTCCTTTGGAAGCCCTGCGGCGCGCATGACCTCTTTGGTACACCATCCGATGCAGGGGGCAGCCCTTCCGTAGGGACAGCCCTCGCACTCCGAAACGGGAGCACCGTTGTCCGCAGCTGCATCGTAAACTTGTTCTATGCCGTTCCGTCTTGCGGGCTTCTGCGGGACGGGACAGCAGCAGCCGTCCGGATAGACGCAGCCCTGTATTTTTCCTTTTTGGTACAGGCAGTACCGGCAGTCATATGCGTTGTAGCCCCACGACTTCCCATATGCTTTCACAATAACACCTCCTTCGCCCGCATCTGGGCATAAAAATAGCGCGCCTGCCGACCCAAGCGCCACTTTGGGTAACAGACGCGCTATGTACTATTTGCGCTTATTTATGTGATAAGGCTCAAAAACGCCGTATTTTCAGCACTTTTTGAGCCTTAATGTTTTTAGTCCTATTATTACAGCCTCGTCGGTATAGACCTTTACAAAAGTCCATTCTGGGTTTCGCTGGATGTACTGTGTGTAGTAGTCGATTTGAGCTTCGTAGCTGGTAAACTGCTCATCGCTGTCCGTGGACACACGGGCGTAGGCGGCAACTCGCAGTTTGTAAAGCTGTGTGTTGGTTAGATGGGTCATAGGGGTGATGGACGGTGGTATCACCGTAACCGTCCGAGCCGCAGTGTTCATGATTTTTGCCTCCTTCTGGCCAGCGACTGTTGCCGAGCCTTTTCTTTCATTTCCGGTGTCCAGCTTTCAGCCCTGGAACGGTCTGTCCAGGTTCGTGTGACCACTGTGCCGCCCAAAAAATGAAAGTGCAATGTGTTGCCGTCATCAGCGATAATTTTTTCAATGCTGCAAGGGTCATCTGTGACCTGCCGCACCAATTCGTCAAGGGTGGCTTCCGGTATCTGCTTGGAAGCGCAGTACTTTTTCCCTTTGGTGTTGAGCGTGGCGCAAATCCAAACAATCCGTGCTGCCGTCGTTTTTCTGCGGAAGTTCTTCCCACATTTTGCACACTGAATTCGACCAGTATAAAAGAAGGATGGCTGTGCGGGAGGTTTTGAACCGTGCCTCTCGGCTCTCCGAATAATCTCTTCCTGCGCTGCCTTCCACTCAGCCAAAGGAATTATGGCCTCATGAGTTCCTACGGCATGGTACATTGCCTTTTGGCCAACATTGGGGACCATTTTCTTTGTGATGTGGCTTTCACAGAAGAACCTTTGCAAGAGCAGATTACCTGTGTAAGCGTAATTCCGCAGAATTTTGGCTATCGTCTGTGGATGCCATTCCTCACCATACCTGGTGGGCTGAATCCCCTCCTCGTTCAGTCTTGCTGCAATGCGGTTTCGCCCCATGCCGTCGAGAAATTCCCGGTAAATGCGGCGCACAAGCTCGGCCTCCTCCGGAATGATACAGTATTTGCCCTCCTGCATTCGGTAGCCAAGCATCCGGCCGTTCCAAGGAATACCCGCTTCAAAGTTTCTTTTAACACGCCATTTCTGGTTCTCACTGACAGAGCGGCTTTCTTCCTGGGCATAGGAAGCCAGAATGGTGAGCATCAATTCACCGTCCGCACTCATGGTGCGGATATTCTGCTCTTCGAAGAACACATCGATGCCCAGGTTCTTCAGCTCCCGGACGGTTTCCAAAAGCGTGACGGTGTTGCGGGCAAAGCGTGAAATGCTTTTTGTAATGACCATATCAATTTTTCCTGCACGGCAGTCCGTCAGCATCTGCTGAAAGCCTTCCCGATCGCTCTTTGTACCGGTCAGTGCTTCGTCGCTGTAAACACCGCAATAGGCCCAGCCAATGTGAGACTGGATCATTTCGCTGTAGTGGCTGATCTGGGCAGAAAGCGAATGGAGCATGGCATTCTTTCCGGAAGAAACACGGGTGTAGGCGCATACTTTCAACGCCTGGGGTTGCATGATTTTCGGGAAATCGACCCGTTTTATAATTCTATCCATGGGTTCACCTCCTTGCGTGTGTCACATATTACCTCTAAACACCCCAGTTATCCAGTGATTTCAGCGGAATATACTACACGAAGATACCCCATATTTCTTGGCGATTGTGGCGTCTATTTTTGCGTACTCTTTCCCGGTGATGATGCCCTGGGACAACATTTGCCGAGCCATTGCCATCGCTGTTTGATAGTTCCAAAGTTTCTCTTCATATTCGCTCATTTGCAAGCCTCCTTTCGACGATACTGTGTATAGCACAAGCGGGAGCAGAAAGTACGACGATTGTTTCCGTAGCTCTCAAACTCTTCGCCGCAGTTCTTGCACACCAGCTTGTAATAAGCCCTGCGGTTCACTTTTTCGGGGTGAGCATTCCACCACGCCATACGGCAGGTATCCGAGCAGAAATACCGTTTTCGGCGATGTGGTGTCTGCTCCAGTTGCTTCAAACAGTTTCGGCAGAGTCCTTGTTGCTCGGCAATATCCTCATATCGGACGGGATGCCTGGTACAAAAGGATTTCACTGTGTTCAGCGGCAGTCCGGTTAGAGTGGATATTTTCTTGTATCCGTAGCCCTGGTGTTGGAGTCCCACGACCCGGTTTCGTTCCATTTCCGTCATAGTAGTGCCTCATTTCTGAGAAATAGCGTTTCTCGCTATACCCAGAGAAAGGCCGCATTTGTCAGGGTGAAATGGGCAAAAAATAACGCCCTCCACGGAAAAATCCGCAGAGGGGTTCCATCAACTTGAAATTGCTGCGCCATCATGATATAATTTTAAAGACGTTGATAGCATAGCACACCATTTTATTCTTAGAGCGTGGCTCTGGAAAGGAGGTAGTGCTATGGACGTTAAGGCCGTTGTCGACTATAAAGTCGTTCTGGCCCTTGGCGTGATTGCCATTGGTACCATCTTCGCTCTGCGAATGGAACCCGATGCAATCAAGGAAGTATCGATTTATGCAATCGGTATTTCCAGGAATCGTGCAATCGCTAGTGGTAGCGGTTGCTAAGTTCCCAGCGTCAGGGCACATAATCTTCGGGTTATGTGCCTTTTCCTTTACGCAGTTCTAAGCTACACTTGTACATATAGGGGGCCGCTCATGAAAAACATATATGAAAAGTGCTTCGACAAACTACTCAAACTGGTTCGAGACAGTAGAGACAATTGCGTTCGGAGAACCGAGGAATTTGCAAAAGCAAAGAATTCCATATTAAATCTGGGTGATGTTCGGTTTATTAGCTATTCCAACATGGTTGGAACAAGTGAGATTCGCGCGGTAAAACTGATCGAGCGACTTGCTGTTTCGTTAATCGAAGCGCGAAAAATTGCGGAATTCTCGTTGTACCCTGTTGACCCGGAGTACAAAGCACTGGATTCACAGGAACAAGCCAAATCCAGGCCATTCCAGATTGTGCTAGAAGAAGACAACAGAAAATATGGGGTTATCTTCTGTGTAACGGACGATGAACCCAAGCACTATTCACGCTTCACAGAGGGCAAGTATGCTGTTGATGGAATCAAATTTATAAAACTCATCGATCCGGACAGAGAGGTATATGATGCCCTCATTCGATGCGTAAATGATTTCAATAAGAGAACGGGGTGCTCCATTGAGCGTGTTACTATTCGTGAGTTCTGGGAGCGGCATTTTGGACGAGACGAGTTCGAGGTTCTGGCTGATTATTTAAATGCATTTAATGAAAAAGCAAAAGAAATCATCGGATTCAGTACTGTAGTAACACCTACAGAAGCCGCATTGCAAAAGTTCAAAGCCAGAACTGGTGAAGTCTTGCGTACTTTTCCATACGCTGATGCAATCCCAGACAGTGTATATCAGCCGCAAATTGATATTATGACTAAAAATTATATTGATCGCGGCCTGTGGAAAGCAATGGTTGGATCAGCTAATTTTGCGGTAAGTTTCATTACATCCGAATGGAATTTCGAGATGTATGAACTTACAGAAAATCTGGATTTGACAAGCATTATATCTGGCTACTTAAAATCAGTAGAGCAGTTAATTTGGACCATCCTTAAATTCCAGACAGGAAAATCATTCAAAATCAGAGCGAAAAATGGTGAGTTAATTGAATACACCACAAATAGCGAAGATGTTATTGATACCACCTTGGGTTCTCTTGAGGGAGTCCTTATCCATAATAGTTGGATGTTTGATGTCAATTATCACGCTAAAACACATATAACAGCGACTATTAAAAACTGGCGTGAAAAGCATAGGAATGGCTTTTTTCATAAGGATAACCTCCAGACAATTGATAGGGTCAAGGAAATCCGCAACCAAACTTTACAGCTATATTTCTTGATTCTCGGTGGATGCTCAATCGGCGATGAGAATTTTATCGAATTAGGAATTGAAACGACTACATAATTACTTATAGTGAGGCTCCTGGTAAGCTGTATAGCAGTGACACCGGAGGGAGCAAAGATGAATTCCCCGAAATTTTAAGCGAAGCCACTAAAACGAACTAATAGAAAAAGCCCATCGAAGAGAAAATGCTCTCCTCGATGGGCTTTCGGTTTACTTATAGGGGATTTTGAGTTTCATGCCGCTGTAGATGACATTGCTTTTCAGTCCGTTCAGGCTGATAAGCTCCTTATAGCGGCTGCCGTTGCCGAGATACTTTTTTGCGATTGCCCAGAGGGTGTCGCCATGTACAACGGTATGGACGCGGTAGTCCTCGACGGGTTTCGTGCCTGCCACGGCAAGTGCAGAGGTCTTGACCGGCGACATGATGGCGTACCTGCCGGATTCATCCTTGTTGATGACGGCGCGGTCGCCGCTGACCTCGACCACATACCAGCGGAGTTTCTTCACCCAGCCGGGAATGGTTTTGCCGCCATAGTAGGTGCTGCCCGTGATGGTCACGAGGTCGCCAACATGAAGTGTGCCAGTGGGCTTGACCGGGTCGGCAGGCTTTACATCACCGCCGAGAGCCGCAGTGACCTTGGATGCCAGATCGCCCATGCGGGCATACATCCAGTTACCGGGGCAGCTCTTGTTGGCAAACCATCTGTGGACAGTCAGAACCATCTCATCCTGCTTTGGGATGTAATTGAGTGTCTTATTCTTATCACCCAACCAGAGCAGCTTCGTCTTGCCGTTGCGCCTGCAGATATCGGTGCAAAGCTCGATGAGGCACTTGTACACCATATCCTTGAACGCATACGGCTCAGTGCTGTCACTGGCGCACTCGATTGTGATGGCTCTCTGGTCGTTGGCTGCGGAAGAGGAGCACCAAGAGCGGTTCTTCTCCTCCACATACATCCCAACTCTGCCGTCCACGCCAATGCCGTAGTTGCTGCTTGCCTGCCGGGATGCAGGCAGAAAAATATTGCCCAGAGTTTCCACCGAGCACTGACCCACCACGCAGTGAGGCGTGATGCGGTCAATGTTGTGGGTGCGCTGCCCGGAATGGTTCGGGCTGAGTTTGGTGTAGGACACCAGAGGGCTGTTCGTGTAAGCCATATTATTTGTCCTCCCTTTCCGCACGGTCATGAAGCTGCTCCAGCACGGATTTCAGTTTTTCGGGAATGGGCAGTCCCAGATGCCCCGCATTTTCAATCAGCGAGATGCCCTCGTTGGAGATATAGAAGAAAATCACGGCGGTTCGCAGAACGCTGCCGTTGCCGATGACCTGTGCGTCGATGATGTGTCCGATGCCGACCAGCTCAAAAATTAGGAGCTTTTTGAAAATCCCCTTGAAACCAATCTCACTTGACAGCTTGTGATCCACAATGGCACACATGACACCGGTGATGTAGTCGAGCACGACGAATGCCAGCAGCGCATAAAGCAGGCCGTCGCACCCGCCCATAAACCAACCGAGCCAACCGCCTACTGCCGCAAAGGCTACCTGAATGGTCGTCCAGAATTCTTTCATGTTGTTGTCCTCCTTTGAATGTTGAATTTGCGTATAAAAAAGTGACGCCAAAAAAGCGTCACACTTTTCCGATTGCGTATATGGTGATTTGGTAGTTGCTTGAGCCGGTCGAAACCGGGCGCATCGCATAGAACTTACCGGGACTTGTGGTAGTTGTTCGTGTCTCGCCGTTTCCTCGTTCAACGAAAAAAGCAGCATTGCCGTTGCCGGAGGAGAAGAACACCGTTGGGATGGCTGCGAATGTAAACGGAAACGTCGGGAGCGAAATCAGACCACTTTCATATACCGCACCCCAGGCGGATGTTATGGCAACGGTGAAGTTGTACGCACCCCAACACTCTGCCATGCCGCTCTTCCACTTTCGGAAAGACCAGATTCCGCTGGTTCCTTGCTGTATGACAAAGTCGGCAAGGGATGCTCCGCCCACACGCAGACCACCTGACACACGCATATCTCCCGCCACATCCAACGCAGCCTGCGGATTCGGTGTGTTGATGCCTACCTTCTTTTTCCGCAGTGCAATCAGCGGCGTACCCTGTGGTACAACAAAATACAGATCCAGACTGCTCTGGGAATAGAGCTTGTCTTGAATCTGTAGCTGAAAGTCATAGGAGCTGTTAGCATCCAGGTTGCACAGCTCAAGGTTGGAGTAACTGAATGAGGTGCCGCTCTGGGTAAGTCCGGCAATTATACTGGTAAAGCCGCTATAATCGGCATCACTGGTTTTCTTATACCGATACCGTGCGTAGACCACGCTGTTTTTCTGCGTTCCGTTCACAGATATGGCCGCAATTGAGCCGCTGAACTTGAGCTGCATCTCCGGCTCGATGTCGTTGGTTCGCCGGAGCGTTGCCGAGTACATTTTGGGCGCAGAGTACGGAATGACCGTGATGGTCTTCGTCAGCGTAGCGGTGTAGCCGCGGGAATCAACAACCGTAAGCGTAACTATCACGCTGCCGGACTTGGTGATCTTTCCGAGCGTGATGGCAGAGCCGCTGGAACTGGATGCGGACAGACCGTTGCAGGCTGCTGTGTAGTTTGAGATGGATGCGCCGTTCTTTGCGGTGGCTGTTCCGGGAGTGACCTTCAGCGTCGAGCAGTCTTGAATGAATAGCTGATTGTTCTCTGTAATGCTCTTCGTGACCGCATAGCTATCCTCATAAGTGAAATCGCTGAGAGTCGGTGCGGAGTTTGCCGCCGTAGTCTGCACCGTAGCAGTCTTGCTTGAGGTGCTGCCGATCTGCGTTGAGCCGCTGAAGGAGGAAACGGCAAAGGTGCCGGTGAAGGACTTTATTGAAGCCATCCAATTGAGCAGCGTGGTTCTCTGTGCCGATGACAGGGTGACCGAGCGGTTCGCCGTACCCTTCGTCCATGCAAGCCCGGTAACGGTCAGGAGGGTCGTGTTCCCGCTTTTGATCGCCAGAGAATTGATGTAAGACGGTTCGTACACGGTGACATTGATGGTGATGGTCACTCTGGCATTGTCTGCAGTCACCGTGCTGACACTGTTCACCACTGCGCCGCCCAGCGTTTTCACCGTTGAGCCGCCGGATGTACCATAGACTTGGTTGTACTGCCGCCGTGCCCGCACCTTCACCGTGTAGTTTGTGTTCGGCGAAAGCGAGGACAACGTTACGCTGGCACTGGTGGATGCCGATGTTGAGAATGTCATCCATGTGGAGCCGCCGTTGGTGCTGTACTGCCAGATATCCGCTGTTGAGGTGGAGTTTGCAGAGATTTTAAAGCCGTTTGCGGTGATGCTCGAAACGGAAAAGGTCACGGTGGGTGCAACACGGTCGATGGTGCTCAGCGTCACATTGTAGCTGCCGGAGGGTCCTGTGTACTGACCCCACGGGCTGTTGACACCCCAGTGCCAGTAAATCGGAAGGGTCAGCGTACCGTTGCTGTTGTGGGATACCGTAACCTGCTTGTCCTCCACCAGCCACTTCGTGCCGCTGCCGCTTTGCCCATTGGTAAAGGTGAAGCAGTTCGCACCGGAGGTGGCTGTGCCGATGTAGGAAGTGCCGTTTGTGCCAAAGTCCGACCACGCAATGGAATACTGGGAATAGACATACATACCCAACGCAATGGTGGATGTGTTTGCGACTACGTTCTGGGAAATAACCTTTACATAGATGTACAGGTCAGTCGTCCAGCTGTTGGAGCCGTAATTCGTCCTTTCGGATTTCACCAAATAGGCAGCGCCGCCTGTCATTGCCATAGCCTTACCTCCTTTAGTCCAGAATGACGATATTCAGCCCATCGGACGCTATCGGCATGGGAACGAACTTCGTCTTGCCCACGGTCAAATCGCCGTCCACCGTGGTTTTCTTGGTTTGTGTTTCATCTTTGTTCAGGGTGAAAATCACCTCATCGTTGTAGTAACCGGCAAACTCCGTGTTCGTGATGACTGTTCGCTGGGACGATGCGCTGTTGGACACCTCAATACCGCGCTTGTCGATTTTGACCTCTTGCGTATAGATCTCGTTGGGTGCAGGCGTCCACTTTCGTGGGATCGCACCTTCGGTGATCATAATGTCCGCCAGATAAATGGATGCATTCCGGCAGTAGCAGTAGACGCGCAGCGTGGGGTCGGTCACATCGGTGAGCGTGACGGTAAAATCCGTCCAGTCAAAAGCGGTGCTCTTATTGAAGAGATACGCAGTTTTGTTTCCGTTGTAGGTCACATAGAAATGCCCGGACATGGTCGAGGTTTTCTTGGCGCGAACGGAAACTGTATAAGTGCCGGGAACTACCCCTCGGATGTACTGCGACAGCGAGGAGTAAGCTCCCAGCACAAAGCAGGAGTCGGAAACGGTGTTGTTCTGGGTGTCCGTGGAGGCATCCGTTTTTACGGTGCCGGAATAGCTCCAATCATCCGTGATGCCGTTCAGGCCGGAAGAGTTTTGCACATAGTTGATGCCGCCGATGTACTGCTCCTGCATGGTGACGGACAAGCCTTCCACCGTGTGCTGAAGCTGAGATACTTTGCTTTCGGAGCTTCGCAGCCGCTCTTCCAGTATGCCTTGGTCGTTGGAAACCGACTCCATAGTTTCGGTAAGAGTCGCCACATAGCTGTTCAGCCCATCCACATTCTGCTGGAGATAGGCTGTTTTCTCTGCAAATTCATCGGTCGAAACATAGGCTCGAAGCACAACCTCGCCGCTCTCCAAGTCCCACCAGGACGAGTCATCCTGTGACTGAATGACACCAGCCTTGATGGTGTTCGCCACCAAGGAGCCGGAGGTGATGAAGTCCGCGACGATCTGACCGTCTGCCGTGATGGCAGTTTCATAGGGGCCGTTGTAGCCGTTATGGGAAAAGCCCAAGCCGCCCACATTCCAACGCCAGACATTTACGGCTTCATCAATAGAGGGAGCGTCCAGAATGAGCAGTTCATAGGGCTGTCCGTTTTCCTCGCTGGTGTGAATGACCACATAGCCGCCGCTCTGGCCGGTGATAAGCCCTGTAGCCTTGCCGATGGCGGTTTGGAGCAGTTTCGGAAAGCGTCCCACTGCGGACTCCACCTTATCGACCGTGGACTGCACCTCGGAGATGGTGGTGATCATGCTGGACTTGCTTTGACCGAGAGAAATGCTCTTGTATCGTTCGGCGAGGGTGTCGTACACGGTTTCAATGACCATAGCCGACACGCTGACGCCCAGCAGCGAGTGCCGAATGGTGACGGTATCACAGAGATTGACCCGCGCCAAGAGTGCCGAATACTCCGGCTGTTTCCAGAGCGGCTCAAAGGACACCTTCACCGTAGGGATGGTCGCACCCAGCGGATTTGCTTTGATGTAGCTGTTGGCTTTCGCTCGGAGGGCTTCCTCGGTCACAACTCCGTCAAACTGGTCGGAGAAATCCATGATGAGCGTTTTCGCCCGGACGATCTCCGAGGTCACAATGGGGAGCGTGACCTCCGGCAGCGTGATCACCATTTCGGTGTCCGAGCCTTCCGGCGTGTATATGGCATACGGGAGCAATGCGGTATACACGCCGCTGTTGTCCTCGTCCTGCTCCAAGGCGGTGAGGTTCTTGCCGTATTCAATGACCACGCCGGTCTTCTGCCCACGGTGCGAATGGAACTTTACCGTGAAGTTGTCCCACTCAAACTCGCCGTACCATTTGGAGAGCATGGAGCCTTCCGTACCGCCGAGGCAGGCGCGGACACTTTTCGGCTGGGCAACAGAGAATGCCTTTGCATCCGAGTAGTCCGTCCGGCCCGTGAAGCGTGTATCTCCGGCAAGAAGCTGCGAGAGGATAAGCTGCGGAGAACGGCTCTCCGTCGAAAACGGCATCACCGGCACATTGGCAAGGTCATACGAGATGTGCTGTCCGTAGATGGTAACGATGCTGTTTAAGGGCTTCGTGATGCGGTAAATACGGAACGCTTGGTCGGCGGCGGTGTCATTGGGTTTTGCCTTGATGATGCACTCTTTGGTGATAAGCCCATAGTGCTGACCGCTGACCGGGTATTTGAGTAAGCACTCGAACACACCGTTTCGCTCTTCAGTGACTTCGCAGAAAATGGTATCCGTCAGCACACCGAGACCGAAGGTCGAGAAATCCGTAGTGTTTGCGGAGTAAAGTACAGGAATCATAAACAGCACCACCTTGGAATGACCTCAATCCTTGACACATCGCCGTTGCAGTTAATGGTGCAAATACCCGACTTGAAAACCGGAAACTCAGCCCCTTTGACCACATCATTTTTGAGCATGGTGCCTTTGAAGCAGTTCATCAGCTCACTGTCGATTTCGATGTACTCGTTAATAGCTGAAATCGTCCACGAAGTTGTGCTTCCGCCCGATGAGATGTTGAGCGTGACCGTACCGCTGCCATAGAGTTTGATATACGGCTTACTTTCAAAAGCAGTTGGATTGGTAATCGTCAGTTCGGAAGCGTCAGCCGACACCGTTTCCTGCCCCGCAAAGCTGTATTTGAAAGGCTTGCAGTTGAAGGTCACGGTAAAGCTGCCGACCTTGCTCAGCTGCTCCTCAATGTCCAGACTGCCGGAGATGACGCCGTAGCGGAAATACTCCGCATCGTAAGAGTCGGTGAGTTCGTGGTATCTGTCTGGCTCGGAGTACAGCCAGCCTTTGATGTCCCGCAGGTCGGATGCAAGGGCGGCTACGTTCTTCCGTGCGAGGAACACCGTGTAGGTCACTTTGATGTTGGCAAAGCGGCGGTTCGGATTGATGATGTCACCGCTCCTGCCGGGAATGGAAATGAACTCCGCATCGTACTCCGGTGCGGAGAACACATCCTTCTTCTCGATATGCAGACCGAAATCAGCGGAACTGCGGCCGTTGTAGGTGAAATAGGTCATGCGAATATCACTCCTTTCCGCTGGGCGAACTGATTCGCCGTTTCCATGACTTCGGAGGTGAGCTGACGGATATCCTCACTGTTGTAATTGTTGAAGTTCGTAATGTTCAGGGCAACGGTGAAAGTGGATGCCGCCTTGCCGACCACACCGTCCACGGCAGAGCGGATCGAGCCGTTCACGTCAAAGTCGGTGGGCAGAGCCGTCTGCATATCGTGAGCAAGGTCGCCCATGACGCCGTTGATGTCCTCCGCCATTCCTTCTGCGGCTTTGACCGCTTCATCGCCGTTATCTTCAATGGATCCGGACAAGCCTTTGACCAGCATTTCACCGACCCATGCCATTTCCTTTGAGGGCGAATGGATACCGAAGAAATCGCAGATACCGTCCCAGATGGAGGAAATCCACCCGGACACCTTGTCCCACAGCCACGAGGTAAGCTGGGTAATACCGCTCCACAGTCCCTTGACGATGTTGCCGCCGATTTCTACGATTTTATACATCAGAGAGCCGAAGGCTTTCACGATGCCCGCAATAATCTGCGGCACGGCCTTGACGATCTCCACGATGATGGTGGGCAGGTTTTCAATCAGCGCAACGAACAACTGCACACCTGCCATGATGATTTTATCGATGTTTCCGACCAGAGCATTGACAATGCCGGAGATGATTTGCGGAATCGCCTGCACGATGGTCGTGATGATCTGCGGCAGGGCTTGAATGAGAGAAATCAGCAGGTCGATGCCTGCCTGAATAATGAGCGGTATCGCATTCAGCACAGCATTGATAATGCCGTCAATGATTTTCGGGATAGCTTCCACGATTGCCGTGATGATCTCCGGCAATGCAGTCACCAGCGAGGTCAGAAGCTGAATGCCTGTTTCGATAATCTGAGGAATCGAATCCAGTAAGAAGGTAATGATACCGTTGATGATCTCCGGCAGAGCGGCGATCAACACGGGGATTGCGTCAAGAAGTCCTTGCGCCAGTCCCGTGATAAGTTGTAAGGCTGCGTCAAGGAGCATCGGCAGGCTGTCCACCAGCCCTTGCACAATGGTGACGATAGCCTGCACCGCTGCCGGGATGAGCGTGGGCAATGCATCCGCAATTCCTGTCACCAGCGTGGACACCAACTGAACTGCCGCATCAATGAGCAGGGGCAGATTCTCAATTAGCGTGTTCACGATGGTCATAAGTGCGGACACCGCCGCCGGGATAAGCTGCGGAAGCAGGGACAGAAGCGTTTCCAGCACCTGCGAGAAGAGTTCGGTGACTGCTTCCAGCAGTGTGGGCAGCAGTTCACCCACAGCCGTCAGCAGAGCGTCCAGCGCTGTGGGCAGAGCCGCCACGATGTTCTCAATAACCGGGGTGATGTTCGCCACCACGGTCTTGAAGGCATCCACCATGTT